GAGCGTTGCCTCGTGCAGGGCGGCGGCCTGTTCGCGCTCGGCGGCGCGCTGTCCCTCGCGTTCGGCCACCTGCCGCTGGGCCGCGCTCTCCAGTTCCGCCAGGCGGGATTCGAGTTGATCATCGACGGCCCTCTTCGCGGCGTCCACGTCGAGCCCGGAGTCGAACAACCCCTGGATCTCCAGCATCCGCTTGGCGACCCAGGACGATGCGGACTCCCAGACCTGCTGGAATCCGGTGGTGAAGTTGGTCCAGGTCTTGGACAGGAACGACGTGGTCTCGATCCACGCGATCTCAAGGGCGTGGAAGACGATCTCCGCGGCGGCCAGCGCTCCGTACCACATGCCGTAGGCGGTGGAGACGAAGAACTCCTTGGCCTCCAGCCAAACCTTGTTGAGCGCGGCGACGCCCTGCTGCCAGACCACCTTCAGCGAGAGCCACAGGATCTCGGCGGCTAGGGCGATGTCGCCCGCCGCGAGGGCGTCGGAGATGCCGCCGACGACCTTGGTCACCCAGTCGCGCAGGCGTGTGAACTGCTCGCCAAGCCAGGCGAGGGCTTCCCCGCCAACTCCGGTGGTGACGAGGAGCACGCCGCCGAGCGCCACGATTGCGGCGATCGCCAGCCCGACCGGCGACAGGATCGCCGCGATGGCGGCTCCGATCAGGCTGAAAGCTGTACCAATGCCACCAATCACAGCCGCGACGATGCCCAGGGTCGCGCCGATGCCCGAGACGATGTACCCCAAGGCGACGATGGCGATGCCCGCCACGGCGACGGCGGCGGCGATCTTGAGCGCCCACACGACCGTCTCGCGGTTGGCCCTAATCCAGGTGGTGACGCTGACGACGATGCGGGTGATCCGCTCCGCGAGGTCCTTGAGCGTCGGCGCGAGCGCGCCGCCGATGGTGAACACGCCCTGCTTGAGCACCTTCCAGAGCGTGCCCAAGGCGTCGTTGAGGGCAGCGGCGTCGCGGGCCGTCTCGGTGCTAACGGTAAGGCCGAGGCGACGAGCCTCTTCCTGCATCGCCTCGATGCCCGCAGCACCGTCCGCCATGAGCGGCAGGAGCTTGGTCCCGGCCTTGCCGAAGACCTCCATCGCTAGCGCCGCCCGGAGGGCGGGATCGCGCACCTGTGAGATGCGCTCCGCGAGGACCTTGAACTGTTCGTCCGGAGCGAGGCCCGCCAGTTGTGCGGCAGTCAGGCCGAGCCGCCCGAGCGCATCACCCGCGGATGCCGACCCCTGCGCTGCGCCCGCCAGCGTCCGCTGCATGTTGCGGAGCCCGGACTCGAGCGTTTCCAGGTCCGTGCCGGAGAGGTCAGCCGCGAACCCCAGCTCGGACAGAGCCTCCACGCTCACGCCGGTCCGCTGGCTCATCTTGTCGAGCATGTCGCCCGTGTCGGAGAAGGCCTTCGCCGTGCCGAGCAGCGCCGCGACCGCCCCCGCGCCAATCCCCGCGAGTCGCGTGCCCACCGATCGCAGGCCAGCGCCGAAGGCTTCGAGCTGCTTCTGGGCGCGGCGAATCCCGGCGGTGAGCTTGTCGCTCACGCCGAGTTCGACGAACGCCCGTCCAGCCCGGATGCCGCGAGTATCGGCCATCAGATGGGCACCCCCACGTTACCATTCGCACGATGAGCACCAATCCCACCCCGCCCGATGCGTGGCGCACAATTGACGAGTGGCCCAGCTGGAACGACCTGCCGGCCATGTGCTGCTATCGCCTTCGACTCGTTGACAGCAATGGATCGCCGGTGCCGATTCCCCGACTCTTGGATCCTGACCCCTCGGGGTTGCTCTACATCGGGGAGACCGGGCCGGACGAGAAGTGGCCTGGCCCACACCGGGTTGCGGCTCTTGCCGCAGACCTGGCACCGCGCGTCAACGTCGATGGTCACGGTCGGACCATCGACGAGCGCGTCACCGCAGCAGTCCACGGGGTTGGAAAGACCTTCAGGGCGATAGACCTGATCAGAAAGCTCCGGAGACGCTGGCCTGGTTGCTCGCTTCAGATGATGTGGGAGGAGACGACTGACATGGAGTCGCTCGTCTCGACCGGAGACGTGACGAACGCCAATGCGGCGGTAGACGCCAACGATCCAAAGGCTCGCAATCGTGATCTGCTCGCTGCGACAGAGGGCGTAATCGGCAGCTCTGGCAAGGAGTTGGCCAGACGCCGCGAAAAGCAACTTCTGGATGAGTACGAAGACCGTTTTGGTGAGCCGCCGCCGCTCAACAGCAAGGCGGGTGAGTTCATGCGCAATAAGGACCAGCGCACCGAGCACACCGTGCAGCAGTCGGTGGTAGATGTGTCGCAGGTCGGGGACCGCTCGGTTGTCTACGACATCCTGAACCGGTTGCCGCGAGAGGTGATCGAGTCGTTCTTGACCAGCGCGCAGAGCGGCAGCGGACCCGATGGATCGACCTCCCCCCCTGACGATGAGGTCAGTATGGGAGACGGGTACGAAGAGCTCAAGCGACGCCGTGGAGGTCATGATTGACTCCTTCGGATGCTGTTCCGCCATAGCAGCGGCAGCTTCGGCCGCTCCTGCTCCAGCGCGGGGGCCATGTACGGCCGCGCAGCGATCTTGACCTTCTGCGATGTGAGCTTCCCGCCTCTGCGACGCAGCACGACGGTGTCGCCGCCGTATTCCAGCACGTTCGGGGCGACGCTCTTCTTGAAACCCACGGGGCCGACGACCACGGAGTCCGACGCCTTGTCGTACCCGAAGAGGATGAGCCGTCGCAGGCTCCCTTCGTGCGAGTGGGGAGGCTTGCCCGCCGGCGCGGAGCCCTTGCGCTTGCGGATGCTGGTCCGGGCCGCCGTGCGGATGAACGCGCCGGCCTTGCTGAGCACCTTCCGCTTGGCCCCATCGACCGCGCGGACCACCGCCGCGCGGTCGAAGAACATGTCCTTGATCCGCATGGTGATCACACGCCGCTCCCGCCCGCGGGCGTGCCTCCAGCGAGGCCGCTGCCCTTCTCCAGGCCCTTGTTGAACGACGCCTCCTTCTCCTTGCGAAGCCGGCCCGAGCCGATGAACAGGCCGACGATCCCGGTGAGCGCCGGCAGCGCGGGGCCGAGTACCGGAAGGCCCGCCACTGTGGGCCCGACGGTGTCGAGGGCGGACAGCGTGAGCTGGCTGAACAGGCCGCGGAGCTCGCCGGCCTTCTCGATGTTGCCCTTCCACTGCGCGCCGGTCGTCTGCGTCTGGTTGAACCAGTTCTGGTACTCGACCTCGGCCTCGTTCAGGCTGAGCGTGGACGGCAGCCCCGTGGTCTGCTGGATGGTGTTGGGCGTCTTGACCTTCACGAGGTCGCCCAGGTCGAAGCCCGCGCACGACGTGAGCACGAGCGCCATGAGCAGCAGGCCGACGATGTAGACGTAATGGCGGGTGGAAGGCGAGCTGAGGAACTTCATCCGTGAGCCTCCTGCGGCATGGCGGGGAGCTTGCCGTCGATGAACACGCCCTTGAGGACCGACACGCCGACCTTGATGGGTCGCTGGCGTTTGGCGAAGGGGTCGAAGTCGCTGGGGTTGAGTCGGCGGGATCGCTTGGGGTCGCGGTGGATGTTGGCGACAAGCGCCATGACGGCGGAGGCGATCGACCAGTCGTGGCGCTGCTTGCCGTCGAGCATCGCCACCAGATCACGGAGGGTCAGGGGGCCGGGGTCGATGCCGAGGATTCCTGCGCACTGGTGGACGAGCCTCCAGCAGTCGCTTCCGGTTATCCCTCTGCCAGCAGGCGGTCCGCCAGCCGATCCAGTTCGCCGCTGTCGAGCTTCTTCTCCACCAGGTCCCGCGCCCGGTCCATCACCTTCCGCGTGGCCTGGAGCACCCGCCCGAGGTTGGCCCGGTCCCTCGGGCTCGGGCAGAAACCCACGAGCTCCTCCAGCACCGCCGTCGTCGCGGCCTCGATCGCGTCGCCGGCCATCGCCTTGCCGAACTCCTCGTCGGAGACGCTGCATGCATCCGCTTCGGGCTTGCAGATGGCGTAGACCACGTCGCAGAGCAGGACGGGATCTCGGATCAGCTTCTCGATCAGCGTCCCCTCGATGACCTGCATGAGGTCCTCGCCGGTGAGGCCGCGCACGCGCTTGATGGCGGTGACGTTGATCTCGACCGACCACTGCCGCCCTTGGTTGTCCTTGAATGACCGCATCCGTGCCTCCGTGAATCAGGACCCGACAGGAATCCCACGCGAAGCCGACAGCACCGAACCCGCTCAGCCGCCAATCCATGAAGGTGCCGTCGCCGAGTACGTCACTTTCGCGGTGACCGAAACCGTGATGGCCTCCTCCAGCGCCTCGTTGCGCGAGAAGTTGGTGATGGAGAAGTCCGCTTGCAAGCCCTGCCCGCTGGTCTCATCGAGGATCTGGAAGCCGATGGGGTCGTTGCCGAAGAACGCGTTCTTGATCGCGGTGAACCCGGCGTCCTCCGTGTCCCACACCATCTCGAACTCGACGCTGGCTTCCTTCAGCGTGGCGACCGTGGCCCGCCAGCCGCTGTTGGCGCGAGTCGTGACATCCGCCTCGCCCGCCTCCAGGTTGAGCGTCACGTCGCGGGTGTTGCCCAGGACCACCCATGCCCCGCCGCCGGCCTGGCCGCCGACCTTGTAGAGCAGCTTGGCTTCCATGCCGAGTTTGATCGCCATCGTTGTTCTCCTGCTCTATCCGGCCGTGTGGCCGACTACGAACGCCACCTCACCCGCCTTGCTCCGCACGAAGATGTCCGCCAGGTTGACTTGTTCGAACGCGAGCTGCACCCCCGCCGGGACCGGGATCTCGACGCCCTTGCCGTCGGAGAGCGTCATGGCCTGCGTGTTCGTGTGCGCCGCCATGAGCGTGAACGTCGCCACGAGCGGCGCATCCGAGAGGGGCTTGTCCCCTCCGTCGAGCTCCACCTTGATGAACACGACGTTCCGCACGGCTACCTCCGCACCCGGTATGTGACGCTCAGGACGCTCGTGAACACCCGGTGCTGCTCTAACGACTCGCTCGACACGACTGGCTCGTGCGCGATGCCGACCCACGCCGCGTCGGGCGCATCGGGCAGGCGCTTCAGCCGGACGTGGTCGGCGATGGCCTCGACGAGGTCGAGCAGTCCGTCGATCTCGGCCTGTTCACCCTCGGCGGGCAGTTTCTTCTGAATGCCCACGTCGATCACGCACTCAAAGGTGCTGCTGTCCCGGGTCGCCGCGGCGATGGCCGTCGTGCGCGGCACGACCGACACGCGCAAGTCCTTGAGGTCCTCCAGTGTGAACGCGGGCTGGAACATCCGCACCGCGTTCACGGACTGCCCGAACAGGCCCGCGTTGATGTGCGCGGCCAGGGCATCGGCGATGGCAACGATGGTGCTCACGGGCGTCCCTCCCTCCCCGCATCCGCCGCGGCGCTCAGGCCCGCCACCTTGCCCTCGAGGTAGGACACGCGGCGCTCCATCGCCTGGTAGTCCGCGCGGATGGAGCGGGCCTCGCCGATGAACTCGTCGAGCCGCTTCTCGACCTGCTGGAGCTTGGTGGTGACCACGCCCCACTGGACGGTCATCGCGCCGGCGGCGAGGATGATCGTGACGAGCACCCCTGCCCAGCGAGCCTTCGTTCCGTTCTGTCCGTTGCCGTCCGCCATCACGTCTCCGTGCCGATGTGCTTGGTGTGAATCCGAAGAACCCTGCGGTAGGGGTCGCTGTACCGGAACGGCGGCTGCCCGCCCGGCGCGTTGACCTCGTACACGAACACCTGCGTTCCGACCGTCTCACGCACCTGGTCGCCGGCTCGCGGGAGGATCGGGCCGGCCCCG